AGACATCAGAGACAACGACAGTGTAGCTCTCACGGTCAACGACAGTTGAAAACTTTGGGCTGTCAAAGTCAAAGAGGCCACTGTTGGCTAGGTAGGTGTCGCCTTCGTAGACTACATCATAGGAGTTAGATGTCAGGTAGTAGTCATTGGTGAAGTTCAGCTTGATCAAGAAAGCGTAGTCAATCAGGTCACTATCCAAGACAGCTTGAGCGGCAGCAGAGAATTGTCTCACAGCAGCGCCTCCACCAAGTTGATGGTCCCAGTGTTTGATAGGATGCCATCAGTATAGGTCAGGCCACGAAGGTTGCTCACCTCCCTGTAGTATCTGATCGAGACAGCAGGGCCTGTGATAAGCGTGTCAGTGCCTGTGACTGCTGATCTGAGTGGTGGGTAGATGGCCATAGGAGACACCCCGGCGCTGTGGTCCTCAGTCACCATGTAGACTTTCGCATGGTTGCTGAACTTTACGAAGGTGCCCTTTGATGTGAAGCCATCACTGTTGACGTTGACGGTGCTTGCCCCAGCAGAGGCTGCTGAGATTGGCCTAGATGTCCCAATGGTGTTCACACGATCCACAGAGGGGAGCTGTGGCATGACCATGGTGCTGGCATTCGAGATGCCTTCGACCACACCAACAAGCATCTCAGCCTCTGTGTCTCCAGAGGTTATTGTGCTGAACGAAAGTTCCCACCTCTGGGCACCTTGTGTTGCCCTCTGCTTGCTCAAGCTCACAGTGTCCACATCATAGACAGGCTCATTGGATGTGATCGAGATTGGGGCAAGTATCTTAGCGCCCTTGTAGTAATATGCCATAGATGTTTCCTTTGTGAATGAGGTGGCCCACCATAGCTTAACTACAGTGGGCCTAGAGGCTTAGCGCCTATTGTTCTCACGATTGATCTGGTTGGTCCCGGCTGCAATCTCAGGCAGCATCTTAACGATCTCAGACCTAGTGAGCCTAGAGACGTCACCAGTGACATTGATGTTAAAGGTCTGCTTTGATCCAGACCCACCGATGCCGCTCATGAAGTTGTCCACTTGTGACTTAGGAACGACAAGCTCCCCCGGCTGTAGCATGGCTGGCACGCTGTCAGCGTAGGACTTGGAGGTTGATGTGGTTGGAACTATCCCACCTTCAGCAAAACCAAAGATTGAACCAATGGCACCAAAGAGGCCACCACCAGACCCGCCACCCATATTACCAATGCCCCCAAGGAGAGACCCCACCCAGTTGGTCAAGGTGTCTTGGAAAGGCTTAAACAAGCCCTCAGTGAAGGAGCTTATGATGCCCATGGTGAAGCTGTCTAAGACGCTATCAAGAAAACCATTCCAGTCACCACTAGCCAGAGCTGTGGTAAAGGAGGACTTCAGGCCACTAACAAATTGCGCAGCGGTACTTTCGTAAAAGCTTTTGGCCTCTGGGATAACGGGGGGAGTAGGTCCACCACCGCCACCAGAACCACCGCCAGTAATGTCAGGCAGTAGTGCCCCATCAATCTCAACTGGCAGAGGGTCTCCACTAGCTAGGGCTTCAGCCATCCGCTCCATGTGTGGGTTGGCTGCGCTAAGTGCATCACTGTTCACCTGTAGGGCATTAAGCAGCCTGATAAATTCATCAGTCCTTCGTGCCCTTGCGGGGGTGTTAGCAAGCTCAGTGGCATCTGCGTTCCCACCCTCCATACCAGTCCACTCACCGAACTTGGTTGCGGCAAGGCTGTCAGCGAACAGGGCGAAATCCATCCGCATACTAAACAGGATTTCAGCAAAGCTGTCACCGAGACTGTTGAAGGCCAGTTGCAGCTTAAGCTTTAGCTTCTCCCCGAGAAGACCAATCTTATTGAACTCAAAAGCAGCAGCATCCTTTAGGATAGCAAACACCTCTCCAGCCCCGCCAACAGCGGAGGAGAGCTGCTTAAATTTGCTGTAGGCATAGGCAACACCCACAACAATAGCAGACAGGGCTGCTGCCCAGAGGGCCACAGGGTTAGCCCACATAGCAAGGGTCAACGTAGTGACTGCACCTGCCAGCAATCCTAGGCCACCAAGCAAAGCCGGGAAGTCAGACACAAGCTGCCTAAAGCCCTCCAAGGTGTCAGCAATAAACCTGATTAGTGGTGCAAAAGCGTTCAGCGTTATGTTGGTTACGACAGTGCCAAGGGTCGAGAAGGCTGTCCCCATGCTGTCAAGTGCTGAGATTGTCTTGGGGCTGAGGACCTCATTGGCAGCTAGGGCAAACTCGTTCATCCCAGCAGCGTTATTCCTGAGTAGCGGCAATAGCAGGGTGCTGTCAGATGCCAGTGCTTCCATGTAGAAAGTCATCTGTTCTGTAGATAGCCCAGCGGCCTCCAAGGATGAGACATAGAGACCTAGGGCATCTTGCCCTGATAGTCCCTTGAATGCGTCCTCAGTAACCCCCACAAGTGGCGCAATATTCTCGAAAAAGTCTGCCATCGGACCACCACCAGTCTGGAGGAAGTCGTTGGTCTTGTCGTTAACATCCTTGAGGATGTCAGAATACTTTTCGAGACTGATGCCAGCCCTGTTTAACGAGGGCGTCACACGCTGAAGCTCATCGGTACTAACCCCAGTAAGGTTAGCCATGTTCCTCAGCTCTTGTGATGTCTGGATCGCCCCACGAATGAAGGCAGCGAAACTGATGCCAGCAATAGCTGCACCAATCAGCTTGACTGAGGCAGCAACTGCGGCAAACTCTTTCTTCTGGCCAGCGGCCCACTTCTTTGAGTGCCCCTTAGCTTTGTCTAGGTCCCTCTTTAGTCTGGCACTATCGGCACTGAGGCCAATAGATAGGTTTGCTAATGTCGCCATCTTAGCCCTTCATCCTTTTCCTGTTGAGTGCCGCAGCTTTCTTCTCGATAGCTGGCCCCAGTTTATCCTTAAACCTCTTCAGCATCCCTTTGTATTCAGCCTCGAACACGCCATCCAAGACGTGCTGTGCAGGTGCTGATCTTGTGCCATACTCTACAGAGAGAGCTTGCGCCCATAGGCTTGGCTTAGACCAGAACCACCCTACCCTACCAGCTATGATGGTGGTGCTGTTGTAGTGTTGGCTATACATCATAGCCTTCGTAGGCTTGCCTATAGCTGACTTGACACTATTACGAAGGGTACCTTCATCAACAGGTGTGCCCTCCCTGACCATTGGCTCCAGTGGCTTAACAGCAGCCACCACAGCGGGCCTTAAGGCTTGCGCCCCAGACCTACCCCCATATTCCTTCTGGAGGGCCACAAGGGCGTCCTCAAGCTCCCTAAGTCCACTGACCTCAATTGTCCCAGACCTCATTAGAATGCCTCCTTGAGCCAACTAGGTGCCCCCTCCACTGGGAGGATAGATAGCGCCTTCTTAGCAAGCTTATCTTTGTTGCTCTCAACTCGTTTGGCCTCCCCTTGCCCAAGAGAATGAAAGTCATCCAATATTGGGAACATATTATGAAAGGACAAAGGTTGAGTTGCTTGGTACTTCTTACCCTGTGCCACAGCAACAGCAACCTCCTTCTGGAGATGAGCTGCACAATACAAGGAGTAAGTCTGGTAGGCTTGCCCATAAGGCCCCCATAGGCCACCCTGTAGGGTAGCGTAGAGGGCCTTAGCATCCTCGATTGTGAGGTTGTCCACAGTGGACAGGTCAGACCCGTTGGCAAGCATGAAGGTCCTGACCTGAGTAAACCACTGTGTCTTTACTTTCCCAAGTCGGTTGCCGTTGGGTTCACTGTTGTTGCGATGCCATTCATGATCTCGTAGATGTCTTTGAGCGACACTGCCCCAATGATCTCATCGTATGTAGCCACATCATCAAAGACATCCCCCTTCTCATCACAGATAAGCTCGTTGAATAGCTCAACGATAACTACCTCTGGGTCTTCAGCGATGCGGGTTTCGATGCTGCCAAACAGTTGCTGCATGTGTTTAGCTGGGAGGTTTTTGATGTAGATGCCATCAATGCCAATAGGCAGCGGCTTGCTGTTTCGTACCTTAGAGAGCTGGGCCATAGGCTAGTCCTTCTTCCATCCACTTGGGGACAGTGTTGTTTCGTAGAATGTGTCAACGTAGTCTTGTGCCATCTCTATGGCCTCTTTAGGTGTCATCTCTTCAGAGACCAAGAGCTTAGCACCAAGCTCAAACACCATCTTCTTTTGGTTTGCACGAGAGAACCAAAACTCCTCTTCTTGTGGTGGCTTCCCATATTGAGACTGTTGAAGCATTGCTTGCAAAACAGTGTCATCAATCATGGTCTTTGTGGTTGTCATTCCGTTTGTTCCTTTGGTTAATTGGTAGGCCCCCACAATAAGTAGGGGCCTTTGGTTGTTAAGCCGCGTCAAGCCAAGTGACTGCACCAGCACGAGCGACAGAGACATCCATCTGGATGCGGTCATCAATAGGCTGGTTCACAGTTGCATCAGCAATGTAGCCATCAAACACAGCATAGGTGATGTTTGCACCCTGAGTGAACTTGATGACGAAGGTGTGGATCGTCAGACCATCATCATCACGAAGTGCAGTGTGGATGGCATCATCAAGGTTAAGGGTCACATTGAAGTCAAAGGAGCCGGGGTCAACTTGTCCCGGCAGTTTGCCCTTAACGTCATCTCCGTAGACTGGAATGTCAATGATGGTGCGGGTTTTGTTGAGGGCACCAATGTCAGCGACATCCAGCACCTCGTTACCAGAGGCAGCAGTGGTTGCCATTGACGCGATGTCTTTAGTGGCATCAACAGTGGCAGAGTAGAATAGTGTGGCAATGAAGCCAGCGGCACGTCCTTGAACAGAAGCCATGGTAAATCCTTTCTAGGGGGTAGGGTTAATCGAGGAGAGTGATGTCCATAATGATACGATAAATCTTCTCGCCATCATCAGTGAAGTTCTCAAGGGTGTTGTCTACAGTAGATCGACTGACAACCGATGCACCCATAGCCCCTGAGAAGCCATGGAAGGCACCTATGACAGCATCCTTAAGCCCAGTGGCCTCTGCGTAGGTCTTGGAGTAGATGTCCACCTGTATGCGCGTCTCACGCAAGCCATAAGACCCACTGTAGAAAGCCTCTCGAATACCACCGCGCCCTGAGTAAACTACAGCAGGTAGGTCAGTGGTCTTAGAGATAGCAGGGTAAGCCCTTGTCGGGGCTGTAGCTGTTGCAAGCTTGGCTGCAAAGTCTTTGGTTAGTTGCATGTGGCCTCCTTATTGTAGGCATTCTCTATAGTAGTACGTTAGATGCGCTACTGACCGTCATCGGGTCAATTAGTTCAATACCGCCGTACTCCACGCCTTCTTCAAGGTGGTTCGGTGTGGCATCTGCACCGTGGATAGACCACAGCACTCCCCAGCCCTCCCACTCGCCTCTAGCTACAGCCTCTGGGCCGAGCCAGAAGTTAGCGTGGTAGCGGTTGTCCATCACTGCTGGTGTAACAACAGTGCCCTCTGCGTCCAGCACAGCGGGTGTGAGGACTAGGGGGCCGATCTCGGCTATGGTGATGCCCTTGGCTGGTATGAGTGCCCCAGAGGCAGGCACAGCGGGTGTCACCACGTTGCCCTCTTCGTCCAGCACCGCGTCCTGAGCGGGGTTGGTGTGGACCTTGAGTTTAACCGAGAGTGCCTGTGCGTCGAAGGTTGCCTTATCGGTTGCCCGTACCATGCACCAGAGGTTGCCCCCTGACAGTGCAGCGTAAACGCGGATACCATTTACAGTGAGGTGTTCTGGTTGTTCAATCATGCGCTTGCCTCCTCAATACCAGCGTCCGCCAAGTCGTCAGCCCACAGGCGGAACTTGCCTATGTTGCCCATGAAGGTAGTCGCAAGGTCTAGGTCCGTTGCAGACAGGTCAGGCAATGCAGTTGGAGTTGTGTTGGCTGTCAGTGCCGTTCCGTCCACCGCACCGTTGACGAAGGTAGACCCATGGCGGGATGCGATGTTGAACGGTGTGTTTACTCCCGGCTGATAAGGTGACGGCGCTAAAATAGAAGTATCAAAGGCCCCGGCGTTTGCTTGAGTAAACCTAAGACCTATTGGGTCTGTGCTAGTTCGTATAGTTGATTGCAGAAGGTTTTGTGCGTCTACATACCAATTATAGAGACTTACCCCTGCGACTGAGTCAGTATCAGCATACGTCATCCGCCCATCCATCTGGATAGACACGGCGAGGGGGTCGATCTCGCGGACGGAGATGTTCTTGACTTTTAGTTCAGTTGTGCTGGCAGACGCCCTGAAGGAAATGTAGGCGGTTGTATCCAAGTAAAGTGAGTATGAGTACCCCCCAGCAGTCAGATTAGCCGCGTCATTGGCACTGGCTGACCCAAACCGAAGATTTAAGCCACCTGTAACAACATCATACACTTCAAAATCAACCTGATACATTTTTCCAACCACACCACCAGATATGCTTGCGGTGATCTGATTCTGCGTTGTGGTGTTAAATACCAAATCTGTTGCTGTTGCTGTTATTTCAGACACGTCCACAAAAATGGTTGACAGGTCGGACGCAATCAACTCAGGCCCAATCACGTTAGGCGTAGGCCACGGCAGGTTAGCCGATGGTGCCGTCAGTGTATCCGCAGCGCGCTTGACTGTTGGGCCAGATGTAGGGATGTAACTGGAGGG